GTCGGCAGGCGAGAACGACTTAATGCGAGACGCTTGCGTGCGGGGCGTGACTTCGACGGCATCAGACGAGATGCCATCGACGCTGACGCTCACGAGCTCGCCGAGCGTTACGCCATTCCAGGTGACGGTCGTGCCCTGCGTTACGTTTGCCACGACGGCCTCCCGTCGTTAGCTCTTGACCTTGAAAGTCAGGGACTGCTTGACCAGCTCGCCCACAGAGTAGGCCACGCTCGAAGACGAGACCGTGGCGGTGTACGTCGCGGCGGCGAACGACAGCACGCCAGATGCGCCAATCGCCACCGCCGTCACGCCGTACGCCTCGCAGCTGATCTCATTGTCGATAAGCGCCGGCGACTGATAGGTGCGATTGGCACCGCTGGCCAATCCGAGGTGCGAGTTGTCGAGCAGGTCTCCGCCCGGCGTCACGGTGACGCTGGTGACGGTGTACGTCGAGCCCGCGAAAACGAAGTTACTGCCCTGCGAATCTGCGGCCATTTGGCATATCTCCTAGTGACTCGTGGGCTTTAAGCCCCACTTAAAACTTATGGGCGAAAAGGGCAATCCTTGCAGAGTCAATACTTGCCGTCTTCCAAGTCTTTCTTTGCTTTCTGGACACCAATCTGCAGCTGAGCGAGCAGCACGCTCTGCATCGTGGATTTGCTGGAATCAAACGCTTTTTGGAGCGGATGGTAAGCCGGCATGGCACCAAGCCCACGGCGAGGATCAACAGACGCCAAGAACGCCAAGGGGTATGGCGGCTGTGTTCCAGACTTGGTGCTTTGGAACGGGCCGCTTGTGTTGTACGAACTCATGACAACTTTCTTGTTGGGATCCACGGCCTCCTTGGATCTGAGCACCAGTGTCTGTCGAAACCCGTTCACGGAAGCGCGACTAGACTTGACTTTCTTGCTTTTGCCGGGGAACCGGCGCTTGGTGCCAAACTCAACCAGGTGCGAGTGAAACGCTCGGTCGTTTCCGACTTTAATCTTGCCGCCGGGCACCTTCTTTGAATCGCCTGTGCCACTTCTGCGATATCCCACAACTGCAACCGGCACCATCATGTTCATCCGATTGCGGGTGTAGACCTTGGTTTTCATGGCAACGGCGCGGGCTAAGTTGCCGGTCTTTTTGCCAAGTCTTCCCACCTGACGCTCAAGGGCAGACTTGCCCCAGTATGCAGCTTTCTTGACGGCCATAAGGCCGTATCGCCGCATGATCTTGTCGGGAAACGTCCGCAGCTCGTCCTGCAACTTCTTGATCTCGTCAGACGCCAACGAGGCGCGGACCTCTGCGTGACCGGCAACGCCAAGCGCCGTCTCAATCATTACGTTGCCTCATTGATGCGGAACTCGTACGTCTGCTGCACGTTGTAGTAGGGCAGCATCTGGTCATCGGCCGGCATGTCCACGCCATCGGCTTCGGTCTGCAGCGTGGTCCGCTGAATCGTCACGCCGGCTGTGGTCCCCGTCCACCCGTCCACCGCCAGGCGGACAGCTCGAGCGATCGACTTCACCGACGTGTAGGACGTCCCGTAGGTAGTCAGCTGCATCGTCACCACGGGATTGCCGACGTTGCCCGCGAGCGACTGCGGACGCTCCACGGCCGTACGCTGAAACACCACCAGCGGTAACGGCGTCCCCGTGGGGGCAATCAGCGGAAATACCCGCTGCCCGATGAGCGACGAGACGGCCGTCTGGCTCGTCAGGCGCTGGTACAAAAACGCTTCGGGTGCTTCGGGCAGGCTCATCCGTCATCCCTCTTTTCAGTGCAGATGATCTCTTGATGCCAGAGCCGTTCTTGCTCAATGACCTGGCCAATCTCCAGAACGCGGTTGCGGTAGAGAATCCGCATGGCACCCGTTACGCCGGACAAGTAGCGGATCTTGACCCGGTGCGTCATGAAGCCAACGGTCTCAGCAAAGCGTTCTGTCTCCCTGGCGGACAGCGACTCCACCGATGCCCACACGGTGGCGAACGTAGACCACGCCAGCACGGTCTCGCCCACCTCGTTCTGAGTCTTGGCGGCCTGCTGAATCGTCACGCGGGTCCACATGTCGCCTGCTGGCAGTGGCATCAGCGGTAGCTCCCCCAGCGAATGGTGTCGAGCATCGCCTTGACGCCAAACGGCACCTCGGTCAGCGCGGCCTCGGCTGCCGCGTCGCGGTTGCTCCACAGGTGCGACACGATCATGAGGACGGCCGATTTCACCGGGGCCGGAACGCTTGTGCCGTCTGCGGAGTAGCCGGCGTACCACGTCACGGTGGTGCTGTTCTGGTCCACCAGGTGGGAAGGCCACGTCGTGCCATACAACGGCCGGCAGACGCCCGGGGTGGCCTGCCGGTCCACCCGGTACTCCGTGGCGTCCAGCGTCGCCGTAGAGGCCCCAGCGGATGGCGTGTAGGTGATCGTGACCGCCGTGGCAGTGCCAGACTGCACCATCGGCGGCCTGGGAAGTTCTACGTCCAGATTGGGCACCGTGCCCTGGCGGCCTTCGATGTTGTTTCCATCCGCCTTCAGCCCGAACTGCACCGGGCTGCCCACGGGGCCGTAGAACGAATCGAGCCGCATCGTCCACTGCGTCGTGCAAAAGGTGCGGTCGGTGTAGTCCTCGGCCCACCGGGTGGCTGCCGTGATCAGATTGCCGATTAACGCATCGTCGTCTGTGTTGTCGATACGCAGGTGCAGCTTGGCCTCGGCCAGCGTCACCGGGTTATTGGCGGGCTCGGTGGCCCGCACCAGGCTGCGATACCTCATCGGGCCTTCCTCCCTCTACGCCGCGTGGCGTCGGCCGTTTCAGCGGCCCGGTTCTCCACCATCGCCACCTCGAGCAGCTGCGGCTCGTCGGCGACGATCTCGACCGCCCCGGCGATGACGAGCGACTTCGCCGGCCCCTTTGGATATTCAATGATGTCGCCCTTGCGGTACGCACCGTGGGGCCGCAGGAACCGCAGGCGGACGTGGTCAGGTTGCATTGCTGGCGTCTCCGTGCTCGACAGATCCCCACGCCTCGGCCGGGCGACGTCCGCCCTGACTCCAGTAGTGGCTGGGTGTTTGGTAGACGGGTTTCAAGTCGCGGCCCGGCCACGTGAACTTAAGCTCGGCGTGGCCAATCGCCACCTGCGGGGCAATGCCCAGCGTGTTGCCGGCTGCCTTGAACTGCTTCCAGAAGTGAATATCGGGGTCCACGCGAGTCACTTCGCCAGCAGGGGCATCGCCCCAGTGGCCATCCGGCCGCGGCGTACCGAGGAACCACGGGGATGGCGTGCGCTTCAACGCCTCGCTGCGGATGAGCGTGCACCCGAAGTGAGCGGTCGCCACCGGCTGCACCACCGCCTCGAACCACGTATTGGGCAGCTGCACCAGGCCGATGGTGCCGTCGTGCCCCTCGGGCGTGAACATGGGCACGCCTTCGTCTCGCTTCGTCTGCAGCGGGGCCACGGCGTCAAACCCGCTGACCATGGCTGCGGTCATCAGCCGCTGGATGGTGTCGGCCTCAAAGACGCTGTCAAAGTCGATGACAAGCACCCAGTCGGTGCGTTCAATCATGTCGAGCAGCACACGATCAAGGCACTGTTCCCAGAACGCCCCGGTGAACTTGGTCGGCCGGATGCCGAGCGGCATGAGGCTCTGCATGGTGCAAAAGAAATTGTCCTGAAAACCCAAGCGAGGCACGCTGAACGCGGCCTCCACTCGCAGGTCGTGCTGCACGTTGCCGACGGAAACTTTCACAGACAGTCCCTCAATGCCAAACGGGCGGCCCGGGCGTGCCGAGCCGCCCGCATTGGGCGTTATCCGTTGGCTGTCAAGCGTCAGGAGTTGTTGACGTTGTTGACGCCCGACTCAGTGGCGGTGACCGGGAACTGCTCGGCCTTGGTAAGCCGGGCGTTGGTCATTACGGCCACCGTGTTGCCGGGGCTCGTCACGACCGTCAGGTACCGCTTGCGGCCCCGCAGGTCGATGTTGAACCGGGCGACCGCACCGACGTTTGCCCCGGTCGTGCTGCCGGCACCCGCCGTGATCGACACACCGCTGATGTCCGTCTGGCCCGAGCCGGAGGCGTCCGACTCCTGCACCTTCAGCACGCTGGCGTAGGACGCGGTCGCCGCCGTGAACGGCGAGTAGATCACGTCGATGGCGGCGTACTTGAACCCCGCACAGTCGATCTCGTGCGAATGCGTGGCCGAAGCCGCAACGCTCGACGCCGCCTTCGTGACGCTCTTGGTGCCAGATGCGTGATTCATTGCTCAGAGTCTCCGGGGAAGGTTTAGGATTAGGCGAGCTTGAGGGCGACCACCGGGCCGGCCTCGGAAGTGGTGCCGAGGCTGTGGTGGTTGATGTCCACGCGGTAGACGACCCTCCACGCGGTCTGGTCGACCTCGAAGTAGCGGTCGGTGCTGGACGCAATCTGCATGTCGCCCTTGTTCGCCATGATCGACGAGAGCGACAGGTCGCCGACGTAGGCCGCGATCTGGCCGGTGGTCGGGGCGGACGACATCTTCAGCACCCACACCACGGGCAGGCCGAGGAACGTGGTCGGCGTGCTCTGGGCGAGGTTGGCAGCGGTGTTGCCGCCGGCCAGCGCCCCGATCGTGCCCGAGCCGGCGGTGCCGGTGGACAGCATCATCCGCTGCACGCTGTTGTGGTAGGTCGCCGGGTGCATGTACCAGGCCGACGTGCCGATGGCGTACCGGGGCAGGGCCGCGAGGGCCTTGAGGTAGTCATCGATGTCGAGCAGGGCGATGGTGGTGTTGCCCGAGCCGGCCGACACGACCGACGCCGTGTGCGTGCCGTCATCGATCTGCGACAGGCCACGGATGCCACCGTAGGTGGAAGCGCCGGTCCCGTTGAAGAACGCATCGTCCAGGGTGCCGCTGATCGTGGTGGCGTACTCATTGACCAGCCACTGGGCGACCGAGATGGCGTTGTCGGCCAGCAGCTCGTTGCTGACGCGGGTGGCCGCGGCCAGCTTCTTGAGCACCAGCTGCACCATCGTGGCGCTCGGGTCCGACGTGGTGATCGTGGTGTTCTCGCCGATCCAGTAGCCGGTGATGCCCGACAAACGCTTGGGCACCAAGAGCGTGTCCGACTGCGTGGTGACCCGCTGGGCCAGGTTCATTGACACGCCGAAGGTCTCGACCAGCCTGATCAGCGAGTTGCTGAAGTCCTCGAACACGAGGGCACCGCCGAGGCTGTTGACCTGGCCACCGAGATCACGCGACTCGATGCCGAGGTTGTCGCGGCACCACTGGCGGGCCTGCACGTCACCGTTCAGGCTCTTGAGCCACTGGCCGCAGCGATGGGCGATCTCGGGCGTCTCGAAGACACCGGGCTTGTAGCCGCGATACGAAACCGGCTCGATGCGAGTCTTCATGTCGGTGGTCTCCACGGGGGCCGGCGCGGCCCGGTTCAGAACCTTGAGCAGTTCGGCCTTGCGGGCCGCGGCGGCCTCTTCCTTGGAGATCGCGGCCTTGATCCGCTCGGCCTTGGCGAGCAGCGCGTCGTACTTCGCCTGGCGGGCTTCGACAGCCTCGACCGCAGAACGCTCGCCACCTTCGACGGGCGTGCCGTCGGTGTTCTCGGTAGCCTCCTCGGCGGCCCCTTCCTCGTCGAGCATGCCGAGCTCAGCGAGAGTGCTGGCGAGTTCGTCGAGCAGTTCCTTGACGCGGCTGGCGGCCATGTGTCGGCTCCTGTGTGCGGTAGGTGTGTGACCTTCTCGCACGGTAGAGGCCGAGCCGGTATCCCTTGCAGATAGGGATGGCAACTCGTTACCTAGTTAGGCAACGAGCGGCGGCGGATCTCGCACGACTTCACGACGTGCTTGGCCGTCTGGCGGCAGTGAGGGCACCGCAAGTACCGCGTGCACACGTCGCCCTTCTCGACTGACGAGTACACGCCGAACCGTGCACGCCGGCAGTGGTGGCAAACGTCACCCGACTTTGTGGCCATGCTGCCTCAAAAACCTGCGGATCTCATGCTCCAGTTTCGCGTCCCGCCTGAGAGCCGGCAGCTTTAGCGCCGGTCGGTGCGATTTCAGATGCTGTTCCAGTGAGCGAACCGCCACGCTTGTGTCTCGGTACGCCGGCGTCAGCACAGGGCCGACGTCGTAGAGACCGTCGATTGAGCGAATGTACCGAAGGTGCCCTCCGTTCTCGTCGGTTGTCCACTCATCGTCCTGCGTCGTGAACGCGAACGACGAGCCGTACACGTCGCCACGCCGAATCAGCTCGAGCACGTCGCCACGCGACGCCGGCGGGTCGATCTCGTAGCCCAGGCCGTTGTCCATCGCAGCCAGCCGAAGCGTGCCCGCGCGCTCGGTACCGAGAATCATGTTGTTGTCGTGGTTGAACAGTCCGACCACCGATCGACTGTCGGCTTTCATCACCGAGTCAAACGCCCCGGGGAGGATCTCTTCGGTGAACCCGCCAAGATTGACAGAGCGGACCCCGTAGCACGCGGCCATGCCGCGAATCATCACCTTGCCGTCGTCGCGGGTCTCCACGCTCAGCGGCAGCGGTAGGTCGCGGCGCTCGATACCCATGGTGTCACTCCTTTCGTTTTCGTCTGCGGCGTTCATTTGTCGCACCAGTTTTTTGCTCCATGAATACCCCGAGTCTCCACCCCATAGTTTGTGCGCTATGAGGCCGTTCGACGGGTATCCCGGCTCCCCCGGACTCCAGCCCTCCCCCTGCCTGTCCACTTGATGTCGGTCGAAGAACGCTTTCATCCTGCGTGCCGTCTCGGGGCTGATCGTCACACCGTTGCTCAGGTCTCTTGCGCGAGCCACGCCGACTGCCGTGCCTCCTCGTCCGAACTCTTTTCGCCAATCGAGCCCTTTCTGTGCTTCGGCCCGCACGCCGGCCGGCGGCGTGAAGTCAATCGCGTCGTACTTAGCCATTTGGCTTTTTCCGGGTGGTGCGGCGTGCTCGAGGTGTAGCCGGCTTTACGGGCACGTCATTCGCCGGCGGCGGCCCAGCCAGCAACTTGTCGGTGTAGGACTGCGGTAGGTTGTCCGCCGGCCCAGGCTCGCCGGCGTTGCCAACGGCAGCGGTGGCCGCGATGCCCTGCATCGTGGTCAGGTTCATCTGCATGTACCGTTGATCGCCATCGGGGCCGATCGGGTTCATGTTCAACACCTCGCGGCACTCGTTGATTGAGTAGATGCCCGTGTTCAGCATCGTCTGGAGCCAGTTGGCTTGGGCCGCCAGGTCGCCACGCAGTAGGCCCCGAGTGTCGAACTCCGCGAAGTACACGTCATCCCGCACCACAAGATCGCGGGTGATGGCCGACTCCCACCGCCGGAACCACGGGAGCAGCGTCTGCTGAACCAGGTCGATGGCGGCCTGCTCCTGACTGGCGTAGCCAACCTTCGTCTTGTCCTGCACATACGACGGGTCGACGCGATACGCCCGGCAGATCTCGATCACTTGGTACTGCCGGGTCTCGAGGAACTGGCTCGCCTCATTGGTGGATTGCACGTCCTTCCAGTGCACACCCTGCGGCAGCACCGCCGTGCGGTGTGCCCGGTCGGCCCCGCGGTGCATCCGCTCAAACTGCTCGCGGAGCCGCTCGGCCGTCTCCACCGTGATCGGGTTGTCGGACTCCATGAGCCCCGACAGCCGGCAGGCGTTCCCGAAGTACGCCCCGCCGTGCGTCTCCAACGCTTGAGCCAACGCGATGGCATCCCGCGAAAGCGTGATCGGCAGCATGCCCTGCACGCCGTCCTGCGACAGCCACCGCAGGTGGAACATTTGGTCTTGCCGGTAGTACGACTCGCGGCCGTTCTGCTCGCGGTAGCAGTACCGAAGGGTCCCGTCCTCGAGCTGGTCAACCTTCATGCGGCTGGGGTGCAGCGGCCACAGCTCGCTCACAGCGCCAGCAATACCACTGCGGATCTCGGCATAGGCGTTGCCGTAGAGCAGGCAGTGAGCGGTGAGCATCTCGCGGAACTCAAACGAGGTCTGCCAGCCGTTGGGCTGCTGGTTCAGCAGCCGATACAGCGGCACACTGCGGGCTCGCTCCTTGCCGCCCTCGGTGAGGCGCTCGTACAAGTGCAGCGGCACCGTCGCCACGTTCTCGGCAATCAGCCGCACGCAGGCGAGCACCGTAGAGCACTGCAGGGCCGTCTCGGGCGTGATGCGAACACCAGCCGGGCCGCGGGCCGGCGAGTCGTTCCAGCCGTCGCCGTAGCCGCCATTCCGTAGGTCGATAATCCGGTAGCCCTTGTCCGTGGTCGTCTCGGCGTTGGCGATCATATGACCGTTAGATCCCATGTTTGCTCAGGCTTTGGTGCGGTGGCCGTCTGCCATAACCCGATGGCCATGACGAGACTGACAATGCCGTCAATGCGTTCCGTCGATTTCGCCTTGCTCGGTTTGATGTT